CTAGATACACTCACGAGACTGTAGCTTTAGCGTTCGCAATCACTGAAGAAGCGATTGAGGACAACTTGTATGATAGACTTGCGTCTAGATATACAAAAGCTTTAGCTAGATCTATGAGTAACGCTAAGCAAGTAAAAGCTGTTGATCCATTAATTAATGGTTTCACAACTTTCCAATCTGGTGACGGTGTTGCTTTAATGGCAACTAACCACCCGACTGTAGCAGGAACGTTCGCTAATGAATTAGCGACTTCTTCTGACTTGAACGAAACTTCATTAGAACAATCAATGATTGACATTGGTAAAATGACTGATGAAAGAGGTTTAAGAGTTGCAGCAAGAGGATTGAAAATGATCATTCCTTCTGAGCTACAATTTACAGCTGAAAGACTTATGAAGTCTCAAGGTAGAACTGGAACAGCTGATAACGATATTAATGCAATCGTATCTATGGGTATGGTTCCTCAAGGTTATAGAGTGAACAACTACCTAACAGATGCAGATGCGTTCTATATCTTAACAGACGTACCTAACGGTATGAAAATGTTCAACAGAGCACCATTGACAACTGCAATGGAAGGCGACTTTGACACTGGTAACGTAAGATACAAAGCTAGAGAAAGATACTCTTTCGGAGTTTCTGACCCTAGAGGTATTTTTGGTTCGCCAGGAGCGTAATCAATAAATTTTGTGGCGGGACATAGTTCCGCCACATTTTAAAAATAAACGGTGAGATTCATGAAAAAATTTTTAATAAAAATTTGGGCTTATAACCATTATGCAAAGTTTGAAGTAGAATCAAAAGATTCCCCAACAGACCTGGAACAATCAATCCTTGACAAACTTGGAGAAAACAGTATAGTTTGGGAAAACCTTGGAGTTAGTTATGACGACAAGGTAAATAGAATAACCTATGAGGAGGTTATAGATGATACAAGACCTATACAAAACAAAAAGGTCCTTGGAGTTGAAGTGGGAACAGGAGCATCTATCTAATGGTAGATATACTCTTGAAATGGTCCGGATCGATGACAAAGTTAAAGAAGTCATCACAAAGATCAAGCTGGAAGAAGCAGCGATTGCTCACAAGCAAAACACTATTGAAGGTGTAACTCCACAAGTTTCAGTAGCTACTTAATAAAAAGCTACATCGTTGAATAAATTCAATTCACATTACAGGCTCTCTTGCACTCTATTAAAATCTAGTATATAGTTTTATTACTATACAATTAATTAGAATACTGACGAGTATAGTCGACGGCCTAGAGACAGTATTCGGAAACTAGGAGGATATAATTATGGCTAAAACACTATTTAGAGGACCGGTTCTGCAGGGTAAGTTTAACGAGTCAGGCTTAACTGGATTCAATCTAGAAAACAAATCAGCTAACTACACAGTTGCTAATGCAGATTCTGGTAAAACTTTTACATCATCTACTGATGGAGTAGTTTTTACTTTACCTGCAATTTCTATCGGAAGAGTATTTACTTTTGTAAATACAGGAACTGATGGAACTAACACTTTAACTATTAGCCCAAATGCTAATGATGGTATTTTGTACGCTGGATCTTTAACAGATGATAAAGATCTTATTAATACAAAATCTACATCAAAAGTTGGTGACTTTGTAGTATGTGCATCTTTAAACTCAACAACTCATTGGACTATTGTTGATGTGCAAGGTGTATTTGCTAAAGAAGCATAATAAATAATTAGTGTGGGGCTTCGGCCCCACATATTAATTTAAGGAGAAACAAATATGAGTTCAGACCAAAGATTTACAAGAATAACTTCTACTGGACAGGTTAAAACTATTGGTGGAGGATCAACAAATATAGGTCCTTCAAGAATAACTTATATTCAAGCAAAAGGACACGCTAGTGGACAACTTGAATTAAGAAATAGTTCTGATAATTCTGGTGATTTATTATTTATTGCACACTTCGGAACAGAAGGTTTAGATATTTATGTTCCTGGTAACGGTATTAGATTTGATGACACTATTCATGCAACTATATCTGGAACAGGATCTGTTACACTTGGCTACACTGGCTAGGAGGTTAAATGGCTAATACAACTTCTGGAACAACAACTTTTGATAAAACTTTTTCTATTGATGAAATAATAGAAGAAGCTTATGACAGGATTGGTGTATTAGATTACTCCGGTTTTAAATTAAAAACTGCAAGACGTTCTTTAAATATAATGCTTCAAGAATGGGGCAATAGAGGTATTCATTATTGGGAAATAGATGAGTTAGATCTTGATTTAGTAGAGGGACAAGCAGAATATAAATTTTTTAGAGATAGTTCAGATGGCACAAGTGCTACTTCAACACCGAATGGTGTGTATGGAATATCTGATGTGCTTGAAGCACAGTTAAGAAGTAATAGAACAGCGACAGATCAATCAGATAGTCCAATGACAAAAGTTGATAGATCAACTTACGCTGCTTTTTCAAACAAACTTTCTAAAGGCACACCCAATCAATATTGGGTACAAAGATTTATTGATCATGTTAGCATCAGTATTTATCCAACACCGGACTCAACCAATGCATCAAAAGATATGCATTTTTATTATATAAAAAGAATTCAAGATATAGGAAACTATACAAATGCAACTGACATGCCATTTAGGTTTATACCTTGTATGGTTTCTGGTTTAGCTTATTACCTTTCGATGAAATATGCACCACAATTAGTTCAAGGTATGAAATTAGTTTATGAAGATGAATTCCAAAGAGCACTACAAGAAGATGGTTCAGCTTCAAGTACGTTTATTACACCTAAAGCTTATTACCCAGGAACATAATGTCTAAGTACGCAACAGGAAAACATGCAAAAGCTATCTCAGATAGATCAGGTATGGAGTTTCCATACCGAGAAATGGTTAGAGAATGGAATGGATCTTTTGTTCACTACACGGAGTTTGAACCAAAACAACCGCAGTTAGAACCAAAACCTATTGGTGGAGATGGTATTTCGTTACTTCATGTTAGAACAGATAGAACAGAACCAATTACAACTGTTATGTTACCACAAGATCCTTTTACAACTTACCAAGCTGGGTCTGGTGTTTTAAATGTTTTTGCACCAGGACATGGTTTAACAAATGGTACAACTTATTTATTTAGAGGTGCACCTACAACATCACCTGGAACAGGTACATCAACTAATCCTGTTTTTGCTTACGCAGCAATTCCAAACTTTGATGGGATTACCGGAGCACAAATAACTCAAGGATCTGGATACGCTATTACAACTGGACTTTTTGATAATGGTGTAAGAGTTACAACAGATTATGCTCTATCTAATTTCTTCTTCTTTACAGTTAATTCAGATACTGCTACAACAGGAAATATAAAAGGAGGAGGTTACGGATGTTCCGTGGGACCTATAACAATATCACCATGATTAAAAAATTTATTAATTGGATTAAAAATATATTTACACCTGAAAAACAGGACCCTCATTTAGAAATGTATGAAGAATTAAGATCCGACAAAACAGATAAAATAAATAAAAAATACAAAGGGGATTCTGAATAATGACATATGCAGAATTAGTAGATAAGATTAGAAACTATACAGAGGTTGATTCAAATGTTTTAACTTCTGCTATTATAAATGGTTTTATTGAAGACGCAGAATTTAGAATCATGAGAGACGTAGATTCTGATCAAAATAGAAGATACGCAACTGCCCCTTTACTTAGCGGTCAAAGATTTATAAATACTCCTCCAGATACTTTAATAGTAAGATCAGCACAAATTGTTGACTCTGATGGTGTGGGTCAAGCAAACAACAGAGATTTTTTAGAATATAGAGATACCAGTTTTATGTCAGAATTTAATTCTGCAGAATCTACAGGGGTTCCTAAATATTATAGTATGTGGGATAACGATACATTAGTTTTTGCCCCAACCCCTAATGCAGGATATACAATTCAAGTAAACTATATCTTGAAAAATCCTGGCTTATCTAGTACTAATACAACCACATATATTAGCACTAATTTTCCAAATGGACTTTTATATGCGTGTTTAGTTGAAGCTTACGGATTTTTAAAAGGTCCCAATGACCTCTTGCAATTATACGAAGGAAAGTATAAACAAGTATTACAAGGCTTCTCAATTGAACAAATGGGAAGAAGACGACGAGATGAATATCAATCTGGTGTTCCTCGAGTCGGAGGAAAATAAGGAGATAAATTATGGCTATAACACAAGCGATTGCAAATGCTTTCAAAAAACAATTACTAGAAGGTGATGCTAATTTTAAATCATCTGGCGGTGATGTTTTTAAACTAGCTCTTTACACTTCTTCAGCAACTCTAAACTCAACTACAACTGCCTACAGTGCAACTAACGAAGTTGCAAACTCAGGACAGTACACAGCAGGCGGAAGTCCGCTAACAGGTCAAAGTGCAAACATCGGAACTGGATCCGGTAAAGGTGTTGCGTTCGTTGATTTCGCTGACCTATCTTTTACAGGTGTAACGTTAACTGCTAGAGGTGCATTAATATACAATACTTCATCTGCTACAACTAATGCGGCTGTTGCAGTTTTAGATTTTGGAGGAGACAAAACAGCTACATCAGGAACTTTTACAATTCAGTTTCCAGCAGCAACCACTTCAGCAGCTATATTAAGAATCTCTGGATAGGAGAATAAAGTGGCTTTAGTCATAAATGATAGAGTAAAAGAAACCTCTACCACAACTGGTACAGGTGCATTTAGTTTAGCAGGAGCGGTATCAGGCTTTGAATCTTTCGTTGCAGGTATTGGAAATTCTAATACAACTTATTATGCCATCGTTAACGAAAACGGTGAGTTCGAAGTTGGTCTTGGTACAATAACTGATGCTTCACCTAATACTCTATCAAGAGATACAATCATATCTTCATCAAATAGTGACTCTGCAGTAAATTTTTCAGCAGGTACAAAAGATGTATTTTGTACTCTACCTGCATCAAAAGCAGTTGTAAAAGATTCAAATAACGATGTAACTTTACCTGCAGATTTAAATGTCGGTGTTAATTTAGATGTTGATGGCCTTACTACAACAGATGGAATAACTAACGTTGGTAATTTTTCTACAGATGGTGGAACAATTAAACTAGATGGTAATTTTCCTGTAGGAACAAATAACGTTGCTTTAGGTAATGCTGCTTTAGATAATGGAAGTTTATCAGGTGCTCAAAACGTTGCAATTGGAACACAGGCATTAACAGATAATACTTCAGGTGCACAAAATACCGCTCTTGGTTCAAAAGCATTAGATACTAATACCACAGGTTCTAACAATGTTGGTGTAGGATATTTAAGTTTATTTGATAATGTATCTGGAGGATCAAATATTGGTATTGGCACAAACGCATTAACCAATAACACAACAGCTTCTAATAACGTAGCAATTGGAATAGATAGTTTAAAAGCTAACACAACAGGTGCTGATATGACAGCAGTCGGTGTTAATGCAATGTTTACAAATACTACAGGCTGTCGTAGTGTTGCTTTTGGTAATTATTCACTTGAAGATAATACAACAGGTAATCACAATGTTGCAATAGGTAGAATGGCAATGAGGTGTAATACTGAGGGAGTGTATAATACAGCAGTTGGTGATCAAG